TTTAGATGCAAATTCGGAAATAACCGTTCGTGTTAATACTCCCGGCGGTTCGCCTGAGTACGCTTGGGGAATGATAGCAAAGTTTGCAGAGCTGAAAGGTAAAAAGATGGTTAAGAATGACGGTAAAAGTCATTCAATGGGTCTATACTTTAATTGCTATGTTGAAAATGCAAGCGCGCTAGATGTTACTCAATTCTTATTACACAGAGCCGCATATCCTGATTGGATTGAAAAAGACCCGGAATATTTTTCTGAGGCTATGAGAACCAATCTTGAGAATATTAATAAAAATCTTCGCAAGGCTTTTGAAGCTAAAGTCGATGTTACAAAATTTGAGAAATTAAAAAATGTAACAGTTAATCAAGTTTTTGCAATGGATAGTAGAATAGATGTTATTCTAACTGCTAAAGAGGCAAAGCAAATAGGTTTAATTAATGAAATAACAACAATTACACCAAGTATTAAAGCAGAGATTGAAAGCTACGAAAGACGTGCCTTTTCTATTGCTGCAAAATATAATGGTAAAGAAATTATAATCAACCAACCAAAAAATAAAACCATGACAATTGAAACGTTAAAGGCAGAACACCCAAACGTGTATGCTCAAGTATTAGCTTTAGGTGTTGCTCAAGAAAAAGACCGCGTAAGTGCGTGTTTAGTTTTCATTGATGCCGACGCTAAAGGAGTTAAAGAGGCTATCGCTAGTGGAAACCCATTAAGCGCAACTCAAATGGCAGAGTTTACAATGAAAGCAGTTAACGCCGCTACATTGACTAAACTTGAAAATGAGAACCCTGAGAAAGTTGCACCTGCTGCGAATAGCACTGAGGTAACTGCAAAAGAAAAAGAAATCGCTGCTTTTGAAGCAAGTTTAAACGATAAATTAAATATTAAATAATGAGCAGTCAATCAATCACTTCAAATACTGGTAGCCAGTTATTTGTAAATACAGACACTTCAAAAGTGTTTATTGGTAACAACCATACTCGTCAAGAAGCATATATTAACAACTCTGGTTACAATCCTATCACTTTACTTGCGGGTACTGTTATGGGTCGTTTATCAGGGTCAGGAGTTGTGACTTATTTTGACGCAAACGCAAATGACGGTTCTCAATTTGTTTTAGGATTAATGGGTGACGATTTAACAATCGCTGCCGGTGGAAGTGTAACCGCTTCTATCGTTGTTTCTGGACAAGTTGCTCAAGAAAAAGTAGTATTAATGTCGCCAACTCAATCAATTGAAACAGTTGTTTCAGGTCGTAGAGTTAAAGACAAAATCATGGGTGAAACAGTTGGTATCGTTTTAGTTAATGCAACTACTGAAATGACTGATTTTGATAATTCATAAAATTAAAAAAAACTAAAAAAAAAGAAATTATGCCAAGTATAGCAACAACAGACGCAATGGGGATTTACACAAAGAAATTAATCGATGTGTACAAAGACCGTTATAAACCAACCGCTTTTTTACGTTCATTTTTCCCTTCGGAAGTTTCACCAACATTAGAAGTATCAATTGCCGTACAACGTGCGGGTGAGAAAGTAGCTGTTGATGTGTTTCGTGGTGATGACGGTAATCGTAATCAGTGGACTAAATCAACTGAAAAAGTTTTTATCCCGCCTTATTTCCGTGAGTATTTTGATGCAACTAAATTACAATTATATGACCGACTTTATGCAGCTCAAACTATTGATGATGCGATTTTCGGAGCATTAATTAACGATGTTGTTGACCATCAAATCGAATTAAAAGAAAAAATCGAACGTGCTATTGAAATTCAATGTTCTCAAGTCTTAGAAACTGGTATTATTTTAAATGCTGGTACTAACACCTCAATTGATTACAAGCGTAAAGCTCTATCAAAAGTAGACCCGGGCGCTGGTAATTATTGGGCTACTGGAGCAACTGATCCATTTGCTCAATTAGAAGTTGGTTGTAATTTTTTACGTACGGTTGGTAAAGCTGGTGGCGGAACATTCAATTTAATTTTAGGTTCAACCGCAAAAGCTGACTTATATAAAAATACAACTTTCTTAGGTCGTCAAAACTTATTTAACTTAAAGTTAGATGATATGATGCCGCCACAAAAGAACGCTTTAGGCGCTGCTTTTCATGGTCAAATGAGTGTTGGTTCTTATCTTGTAAATGTTTGGACTTATCCAGAATTTTACACTGATGCAAATGGTGTTAATCAACCATACGTAAATCCAAAAATCGGTATTTTAATACCTGAAACTCCAAGATTTAAAACAGCTTTTGGTGCAGTGCCTCAAGTTATCCGTCCGGGAGCTATGCCAGTTATTGGTGAGTTTGTATTTACTGATTTTGTTGATGTAGACAAACGCGCTCACAAATACGAAGTTGAATCTTGTCCTCTACCTATCCCAACTGCTGTTGATACTATCTGGACTTTTAAAGCCGTTGCATAATGGCTGGTAAAGTAAAGATACATCCGGACACGTTATCAGTATCATTAGTGTTGACCGATAAAGAAAGGGAATATTCATCCGACTTATGGGATGATGAAAGGTTAGAGCAATTAATCTTAGACGGTTTCTTAATAGAAGTGGTCGATGATAAAAAGAAAAAATAATAAAAAAAAGGCGAGTTATTAATGTTTCTCGCCTTTTTTAATTAAAATAAAAAATGGGACTCATTCAACAAGCTATAAATGATTTAAAAGCAATAACAAGTAACTCAAATGATTTTGGAGTTACTGTTACGTTTACATCTAAGGCTTTTGGGACTATTGTAACGGTAAATGCGATACATAATAAAATACACTTGGGCGTTGATGCTCAGGGTAATGTTATTTATTCTAAAAACGCTACCGTATCTGTAAGCGAACTATTATTAAATGATGCCGGTTATATTACTCGTAACTCAAGTGGCGAGGTTGACATGAAAAACGATTTAATTGATGTTAAAGATAGTAGTGGCGTGTTAAAAAATTACATTGTTAAATCAAAAATGCCAGACGAAACGATTGGATTAATTGTACTTGTTTTAGAGGATTATAAATAATGCCAGCATTAATAAACTATACGATACCAAAACGTTCTTTTGAGCCTATCCGAGATAGAATAGCGAAGATATTATTTATTGAATTAAATAATCAATATTTGAGATACAACCCGGAATGTAATGTGGATGGCGTTTACGTCGAGCGAAAAAAACCAATAGATCAAACTGAATTAACATTTGTAAATGTGTCGGTTATTAGCGGCGCTTTTGATAATAAAACACAAGGCAGTAAAGACGGGACGTATCAATATGCTATTGATATTTTTACACGGTCTGCATCGGAAAGTAATAAGCCGGGCGACAAAGAATCACAATTAAAATTAGAAAGTTTATTAAGTATTTGCGATTATATTTTAGAAGACCCGCAATATAAAACATTATTATTCCCTCCTGGATTTATTGGCGGAATTTTAGTTGGAGAAATGCAAATAAGAGAACAAAACGCGGAGGATGCAAGTAATATTGCAATGGGTCGATTGATACTAACGGTAAGGACGGGCGAAAATAATTTATTAAAATACGTTCCGTTATTACAACAAAGTTTTACAATTTCAAATTTAGCTTATAGTGATAAAGGCTATCAATATATTTCTTAAATGAGCGCAATAAATAGGGCGGCATTAGTGTCGTTATTAAATAGTAAAGTATTAACCGGTGGTAATCAGACGACTGCTCAAGGAGTTCGCGATGTACTTAACGGAGTAATAGAATCATTAGTTGATATAATTGATGACAAGGATGCTAATGGTGGTTATTTAGGGATAAGCGCTAGTGGAATAGTTGATGTTACAAAAATACAGTCGGCGGCTCCTTTAAATTATTTTTTACGGGACGATGGAACGTGGCAGCCAAACGCCGCTTCAACCCCCACCCTTCAACAAGTATTAACGGCTGGGAGTACTTTAACTGGTGCTAATTCTATTTACGGAACGGGTGTTTTAGACGTTGGAAATACTGATAATTTAACTTATTATAATAATATCATATTTAATACAGGAGATGTAACAATTGCGTCTGTGATTAATTTTGTAAATACTAATACATTTGTTTTAACGCCAACAACAGCAAAAGTACTTTCAAGTTTTGAAGGATTATCTTTTATTAAGACAGGCGGCACATCTTCACAACAATTAATGGCTAATGGAAGTGTTAGGCAAAAAATAACTGAATCGTTTACTATATCAGGTACAACTCAATTATTATCACAAACCCCTTTATTCTCATTCGGTCATTATATTGACGGTCAATATGCAAGAGTAGGAGCAAGTGGTAGAATTTTATCTATTGTTGGAAATTTAATAACATTTGACCAAGATTATACTGGTCAATTTTTAGACAGTGTTTACGAATATTAAAAATAAAATATGAAAAAAATAATAGGATTAATTTTAATTAGTTTCGGAATTAACGCTCAAACAATACCATTTAAGCAAATTCAAAAATCAACCGGAACAGGCTCTACTGTTGTAACTAACACTGCAGGCATATTGACTTATACAGACGTATTGTCTAGTTCAATGATACCGACGCTAAGCACTTATGTTCCTTATACAGGAGCAAATCAAAGTTTTACAACTGGAAATTATAACGGTTACGCAAATAATTTTGCATCAAGAGCTACTAATATAGTATCAGCAAATGCAACTACTTCAATGACGGTATTATCAACTCGTCTGCAACAATTAACTGGTGTTAATTCTCATACGTTTAATTTACCTAATGCTACTACATTGTTTATAGGATTTACTTTTGAATTTAATAATAATAGCTCAGGTGTATTATATATTAACGACAATGGAGGCAATTTTATTATAAGTATATCAAGCGGAGGTTATGCGCGAATGTTGACTATTGCAGTATCAACATCTAATGGATCATGGGATTCACATTTATTAGTACCTTCAAATGCTAGGTTTGGAACGGGAGGTCTAATATTGCCGGGTTCAGTAACTTCACCAACTATTTATGGAGGTTCAACGGCAGGAAGTGCTCTTAATCTAATGAGTTCATCTAGTGCGACACCCGGTGTTGTTTCGGTAGGCTCGTCAAGTTTGAGTAGTTTTATAGCGCAAGGAACTGCTACGTTTTCAGGACAAACTAAACAAACTAACACTTTAAATATAGAAGGAAATACAACGTGGATTACACCTAATACATCATCAATTACAATAGGCACTGTTAGCGGAACGGCTGCAGTATTAAGTGATGCTATTTTTAATGTAACATGTCGCTCCTTTTCGTTTAATCCTGCTGACGGTGCATCATATTTTTGGGGTAATTCAGGGGCTCAACCATTTACATCTTCAAATGGAACCGTGACAATTCCTAGTAATTGTACTTTGATAGGCTATGACTTTTCGGCTGTATGTACGGCGGGAAGTGCTGAAAATGCTACATTAACAATTAGTATAAACAACGGTTCTGGCGCGTATAATTTAACAACAGCATTAACTTTCAGTACGGCTTCTGGGTATCAAACAAGTACAGCATCGGGATTAAGTCAAGATTTTAACGCTAACGATAAAATTTGCATGAAAATGTTTTGCCCTTCGTGGGCTACAAATCCTTTAAATGTTTATATGGGAGTAACTCTTTGGTTTCGTCGAAGACAATAGTTATATTTGTTATATGAAAACAATTATATTACTGTGCTTATTTAGTTTAGGACTTACGGCACAAATAGACGATAAGACAAAACACGTGTATGCTGGTATGGGTATTGCGATTGTAACAGCTGAGATTACAAATCAAATAATTGAAAGACCTGCGATAAGTGCAGCGACTGGATTTGTTTTAGGTTCGTTGGCTGGGATTGCTAAAGAAGCTGTTTACGACAAAAGAATGGATAAAGGAACTTGTAGTAACTTAGACGCAGGAATGACTATGTGGGGGGCTGCCATTGGTTCAATGGTAATAAGAGTTAAATTTGATCTTTGCGATAAGAAAAAACAAAAACAATTAGACAAATTAAAACGAATAGAATAATTTTATGACATCTACATTACTAATATCAATACTACTTTCAATAGTTGGATTTATTGGAGTTCTAATGGTTCAACAATTAATGAAAATTGCAACGGCAGTTCAAAATATCCAAGTTGAAATTAAAGGACTTGCAACGGACCATAACAATTTAAAAGAGGCTCATCATGAGTTAAAAGAACGTGTTAAAATATTAGAATCATGAATATATCAACCCACATAACACTAAAAGAGGCAATAACAAGCCCAACGGCTTTAAGATTAGGCATAGATAATAAACCTAATGATACCGAAATTAAGTCTATGCAATTAGTAGCCGAGAAGTGTTTTGAGCCTTTACGTTTGGCTTATGGCAAACCTATTAAAGTTAATTCATTCTTTAGAAATGAAAAGCTAAATAAAGCAGTTGGAGGCTCAAATGGTAGTCAGCATTGTACGGGTGAAGCTATTGATGTGACGGCAGGAAGTAAAGAAGAGAATAAAAAACTATTTGATTGGTGTAAGGCAAACTTACAATTTGACCAATTGATCAACGAATATGATTATAGCTGGGTGCATATTAGCTACAAGCTAACAGGAAATAGAAATCAAACTTTAATAATTATATAATCATGGCAACAAACACATTAAAAATAACCTGCGTTTATCACATTTTAGATGATAGATTTTACACATTTGAAAGTTTAGAAGAATTACAATTATCAATTTTATTTATTAAACACCAACCGAAGTAATGGAAAACAAAGAACATTGGTTTAAATCGGTAACGTTTTACATACCTCGCTTAATTGCGAGCGTTATGAGTGCTTTATCTATGGATGATAAAGGATTAAGCCTAAAGAAAATATTAGCAGCGTTTAGCACGTTTGAGGC